GGGCATCAACTACGAAAGGAACACAATGCGTTACTTCCAAGACTTCCTCGTTCTGCTCGCATGGTGCAGTTCAATCTACGTCGGATACTTCATCCTGCGCTGGTTGCTCACGTTCCTATGACCCCCAGCGGATCCTGCGGCCACATCAACCTATGGGCCGAACGACACCCACACCCCGACATAGTCCGCGCCGAACTCGCCGCCATCATCTTTGAACGGCACGAGGCCGAACAAGCAGCACGCAAAGACTTCATCGACCGCCTACGCATCCGAATGCGCGGCGACGTCGACATAACGCGTCACAGCCTCATGGCAGAATTCACTCGACAGCGACTCGCCGCTGGAGAGAGGATATTGCGTGAACAACAAAATCGAACGAATGGTGGCACGGTCACTAACTGACGAATGGTACAAAGCACGTCAGTACGGTGTATCCGCGACAACAGTCGCCAAAGCGGCATCAGGGCCCGGTGGGTTCGATGCCGAACTCAAACGTGCCCTCAACCCGGAGGAACACGTCGTCGAGGACAACGCCTACATGAAGTTTGGGCGCGATTACGAGGAATGGATCGTGAACGGTCTGCCGCCGGAATACAAGATTGCGCCGAACGACTGGCTAATCTGTGGGGTTGGTGCTGAACGGTGGCATCTGGCAACACCGGACGGCCTGAACGCCGACTGGTCGATTATTGCTGAAGTGAAAACGACGGGCAAGGATTGGGACCCGGACAAGATTCCGATTCAGTACCGTCGGCAGGTTCAATGGCAGTTACACGTCGTCGGGGCGACCAAGTGTGTGTTCGCTTGGCTGTTACGCGCCGAGGCCGATAACGGCGAATTTGTGCCCGCGTGGATGGAACCCAAGCACACCATCATCGAACGCGACGAGGACATGATTGCCGACCTCAAAGAGGTTGCCAATAGGTTCATCTCTGACTACAACAACTATCTCGAAGTAAAGGAGTTATTCCATGGCTAGATTTGACCTGCAAAATTATGAAACGGTTGCCCAAAGGATAATCAGGTTTTACTCTGACCATGAGAATGGCGCGATCATCACAAAGAATCTGACCACCGATGCCGACCGTGAACGCAAGCAATGGGTTGTCTACGCCGAAGTATGGTTCGACAAGAACAACGACGTGCAACCAACGGGCACGGGGCTGGCGTTTGAGATTGACGGAACAGCCGGGGCAAACGTCACAAGTGCCCTTGAGAACTGTGAGTCATCGGCTGTGGGCCGCGCACTCGCCCAAGCGAACTATGGTGGCGACAAGCGCGTGACCCGGGAGGAAATGGCAAAGGTAAATCGGGGCACACCAAACGCGGCGCAAATCACGACAATTGACATACAAAACACCGCAACACTCAAAGAACTCGAGGCACTATGGTCACGCGCCGTCGACTCCGGCGACTCAACCAAACTAATTGCCGAATTTACAGCTCGCAAAAAACACTTCAATGAACAGAATTAGGGTCGACGGTCGGGCTGTTCCCAAAGGTCGACCACGCATGACCCGTGCCGGGGGCGTTTACACACCTGCCACCACGGTGGAGTTTGAGAAAAAAGTCGCAGCTGCGTGGAACAGTCAAATGGGAATGCTGTCGATGGTTGGCGACCTGCGTGTTGTCATCCACGTTTACACCGATCGTGCTGCCAAACAAGATGTCGACAACCTTGCCAAGAGTGTGCTAGACGGCCTTCAACGCGGCGGTGCGTTCTCCGTCGGCGACGAACAGGTCAAAACATTGGTCATCACAAAACACGACACCAAAGTCGACTTGTGCACGATGGTGACTGTTTCGCACTATGATGACTAGCATTCACTAGCCTGAACCCTAATCAAACTTCCCCCGGCACATGGCTAGATGTGTCGGGGGATTCTCATTGGAGTAAAAATGAACGACCTACAGCAACACTTCGCCGCACATCCGTATTACCTCATGGGGGTCGCCGCCGAGCGGGACCGCATCATCGCATTGATCCACGCACGACTCGTTGAGCAAGACACAGACGCATTAGAAACCAAACTGACCGGAGACGAGCGCAAAGGCTATCTGCGCGGCATTCACTTCGAGGCCACACGCATCCTGAACAAGGTCGCCGAATGAACATGTATTTAGAATGCGACGAATGCGACGAGCGCCAACTATCTTTAATCGTTTGGCAAGTACCGGGTAGCGCTCTAATGAGTGTCTGCAAAGAATGCCACATCATGTTGAACTGGATTTACGCAGCATGAGTTTCAAACTCGTCAAGAAAGTGATCCACACCGACCGGGTCGACGGCACACACAAACTCGTACTCATCATCCTCGCCGACTATGTGAACGAGGCAAAAGGCAACGCATCATGGCCCGCGCTGTCCACCGTCGCACAACAGGCCGGACTGTCCACACGGCATGCCCGGCGAATCATCCGCGAACTCGAAGTTGAGGGCGTACTCAAAACCATCAAACAGGCAGGTTTGCGTGGCACAAACAAGTACGTTATCGACGTTTCCGAGGTCGTAGGGGCGGACACCCATGTCCTCCCCGGGGCGGACATCCACGACCGCAAGGGCGGACACCCACGTCCGGGGGGGGCGGACACCCATGTCCCCCGAACATATAAAGAACAGATAAGAACAGATACGTTCGCCGTCGGCGCGCCCTCGGGGCGAGCGCCGGACGGCTCACTAGTAAACACGATCAACAATTCCGACGCGCCCGGCATGGCTGTCGCCGCCGACGCGCCGAAATGCACAGAGCATGACGAAGTGACTACCAGTTGCACGACCTGCTACACTTGGCAATACGAGCAATGGCGTAAAGAACCCATTGCACAACAGAAAAGGAACTAGCACATGGCACACGTAAAAGTAACCGGACTCGTCGACAAACCACTCGGCGACAAAGGATTCATCCTGCTCGAAACAATCAAACTCAACGACGGCCGCACATTCGACAAAAAATGGAAAGTGTGGATTACACCCATCCCAGCATTCTCATCAACCGTCGAGGCCGTCGGCGAACTATCCGTCAAAGTCAACGAATACATCGGGTTTGACGGAACAACCAAACACGCTGCAGATCTAAACGTGAACAACCCCACCGTCACGGTCACAGCTCCCCCGGTCGAGGCATCACCGGACGTAAACGGCGACTGGGCAACCCCAACACAGGTGGCACCGTTCTAATGCGCGAATCGTACAAAATGCGCATGTATAAGCGCCAAGCATTCGTCAACCGATACCTCATCGGCGGCATCATCTGGGGCATCATCGCCTACCTCGTCGTGCTGATAGTGGCATTCACATGACACTAGAAAGCATCCTGCTCACACCACAACCCGAAAACTCGCGAGGGTGCAAGTTCGGGCCATGGTTGGCAACACAATCAGAGGACGACCGCAACGCAATCCTCCGGGCATTTGACAACCCCGACGTGCAAGCACGACACATCTACCGCACGTTGACAGCAATCGGATGCCCCAGTTCCGAATCATCCATACGATCACACAGACGAGGCGAATGCGCCACTTGCGAAAGGAACCGGACATGACCGACGAACAACTAGACGAAATCATCAAACAAATCGACCTCATCAACGCACGAATCAAAGTCATCTCCGAAATCCTCCGAGTCGAGGACATCGTCGAAAACGCAAACCCTGATGCTGGATGACCTGCTGAATACCCCACAACCCCCGGTGGCTCCTGACCGCCGGGGCGTTGCGGTATTCACCCAAGAATGGAACGCCACAGGCGACGAATCCATCATCACCGCCACCAGCGCATCGCAGCTCGTCGACACCGAACTACACGACTTCATCACCAGTCGCGGCGGCATCATCCCCGACGGCCACACCGCAATCATGGTGTCCGCCAAATACAACCCCAACGCATGGACACGCGACGAACCCTACGACGACACCGGACGCAAAACCCCAGCAGTCACACGCGGATCATGGTCATACACATTCCGCGTCGTACCCACAGCAACACGACCCCAAGGTCGACTCGACGAACTACTCAAACTCACCAAACAAAAACCAGCCAAACGCAACACAACCATCACCGACGAACTGTTTGT